TGTCTTGAATAATACGCCTTCTTTTGAGATGAATCTTCTTTTGCCATTAGCGCGCCAATAAGTATTCACAGATGGTGGGTATGGTAATTCTAATATCATGCATTTAACTTGTTTAATCGCTCATTGATATCATTTAAACTATCAGATAAGTATTGATTAATAAGTTGGTTAATAATAACTGCCTTGTGTCTTTTGAGTTGCTTTGATGCTTTATCTAATAACTCTACACTCTCTGGTGTAAGCCTTACTAGAAATGGTTTTAATTCGCTACTCATACATTCTCCTTATACTTGGTTATTTGTTTAACTAACTTCTTTTTATCTTTTGCCTGTGGTTTAGCATTCCTTAAAAATACTGGCAAGATACAGTCAATAGCTTTATATGCTTTTAGATTAGGTGGATCATCTCGCCAATCTTTTGACTTTAACTCTACTATACCAGCTTCTGCTTTATACTTAACTTTATATTCATACTTACCAAAAACTTTGGCCATAGATTGCATCCACTCTTTAGCTTCCATTAAACTTCTTTTCTACTTCGCCAGTGGATTTGTTAAGCTCGTATTCATAACTTGACGACTTTGTGTCTTTAATGTAATCAATTAATAATTGTTTGGCTTTTGGATCTAGATTTTGTAGAACATACTCAGCACCATTATCAATGATCAGTTCATTAAGATCTTCAATGACGTAATCTGTCCATGCTTGATATACACCTTTAGTTTGCATTTGTTTAAAAAGCTCAGTCATATCTCTATTCCTTGGATCAGTATGTAGTATCTCTCTTGATAAAGCTATTTTTAATTGGCCAAAAGGATGTGCCTTCATCTTGTAACGCATGTAAGTAATATATATCACTAAGATATCTATGTCAATAGTATTTATAGATTGACTTAAAATTATTTATCGATTATATTACTCATACGGGGCCATTACCCAGCCCTCCTAAATGTAGTAGCTGACAGATAGGGATAAACGTGTTGAATCAGTGGATTCTCCTTAAGTGTTGTTCCCGGATGGGATCAAACAACAGTATCGGGGATCTGACCACTGGGGATGTAACGTAGTGCATTACATCTAGACTAGATAAACGAGAAGCTACAATCCATCTGGATTAGTAAGATAATTTAAACAATACTGTTTATTATCGGGTTTGGTCTTATTCTCGCACGAACTATACTCAATGCTCATATATATTACCTATAAGTCTTTAGATATCATGCTATTTGGTTTGTATTTAATATATATCTATATAAAAGAATTCATAAAGCAAGCTTAAGGTTTGTTTCTGCTAAGACATACCATCTTTGAGATATCCTTTGTTATCAATTCCTTAATTTCTAGCGAAAAATTGTGTGAGATACCCCTCATATAAGCGGACGGGGTGGGGGGGAAAGGTGCTTGTTTCTGCTATCTGCCTACTGCCATGCACGTTTCAGAGTGTTAATGAATTACTATTGATTCTTTTATGACAGCTAAACGAACATTTAGCCTATGCTAATGAGTGCATCCTGTAGGCTCAAGCCACTTGATAATAGGCTTTCTAGCTTTATGGGATCAAATCCACCAGCCAGCGCCTTCTCAACTGCCAACAGATCACCATCAGACTTCAGATATTTAAAAATAGCTAGCATAGGATCATCTGTATGATTTGCTGATTGATTTACCTTATCAGGTATTACTTCTTGATTTAAAGCATTGATTACTTTATTAGTCTTTAATACTTCGCTTATATCTGCATTAGTGAATTGATACTCTTTAAGATCATCATCTTTAATCGTTTCATCATAGATTATTCGCCTAGTATTGCCTTTTAAATGTGGAAAGTAATTCTTTTCTGTCTTTATAATACCCTGTGCTTCTAACTTCTTTAGGTGTTTAAGTATGTTAGCGCCTGTGCAGCCTAAATCTTTGGCCATAGTCTTTAAAGATACAAAACTATAGCCGCCTCGATTGCAATAACTTGCAAGTATTGCCAATACTCTTAAATTCTCACCGCTTACTTTTCTATTTAAAAAGGCCTTCAAAGGCACGACGCAGAACTTTCTTAAATCCTTGTTTTTAGTTGTTTTAAGCTTGATAGCCTCGGGAATTTTATATTTGGATTCAATCATTTAACTATTATAGCAAATTATTTTACAATTAACTATTGACAAAGATATCGCTATTTAATATAGTTATTTCCGCAGCACTCATTTAACAAACCATGAAAGGTAGATAAAATGTATCAATCAATCAATAAATCAGAGTTTCACAGCGCATTTCACAGAATGGATAGAGGCACTCAATTTAGTTATGAGGGCTTAAATATTCTTTTTGATGCGCTTGAGCGTTATGAATTAGAAAATGGCCAGCCTTTCGAGCTTGATGTTATAGCCTTATGCTGCGACTTTTCAGAAGATAGTGTAGACATCATTAGAGGCTCTTATAGTCATATGTTAGAAGATGACACTGACATAGAAGAATTTTTAAATGATAATACATGGGTTCTAGGATCGCACGAAAAAGACGGATCAAAGTATTTCATTTATCAACAGTTTTAATTAAACCATGAAAGGTTAATAACATGATAGCAATTAATAGCGTTGATGTATTAAAACAACATGTAGATGACAGCCCTTATAATGAATTTTGTTTAAAGCTGAATGGCGGCTGTAGATCTACCAAAAGCATTCAATATTTTAATGATTCTGATTCTTGGTATATTTTAAACCATATCGATGACAGCGTTAGCGAGTATGAAAGCACAAAAGACTTTATCCAAAGCGAGCCATTAATTATTAAAGCAATGGCCAACAATGCATTTTTCAAAGACTAATAAACCCACGAAAGGGAATAACATGTTTACATCACAAAGACAGCAAATCGAACTACTTGCACAAGCTTTAGCGTTAGCAATCACAGCGCCAACAGATGAAAAGGCACAGCAATGCGCAGAAATGGCCGAATCATTTGCCCGCGGTTTACCGGTTCAAACAATAGAAAAGTGCAAGGCTCAAGCGCTTGAAATGGTAGGCTTATAATGTATTACAATCCATATGACCCATCAAGCTATAAAAGAAAACCACTTGACCGCGACCAATGGCATAAACCAGAAATGCCTTGGCTCATTATATGCGCGATTTTATTTATCGTTGAAACCATAGCTTTAATAGTTTATATGGCCAACGGCCTATGAGATATGTTAAGGCTTACATAACTTTTTATAGTGTCATTTCAATCTATCTCATCATTAAATTAATAGCGTTCTAGCTATTGCATTAAGATATCGGGTCATGGTAAGATCATGGCTCGTTATCTTTTTTTTAATCCGTGAAAGGAACATAAGAGCATGAAATTTATAGCTTATTATAGAGTGTCTACCGATAAGCAAGGCCAGAGCGGCCTCGGTTTAGAAGCTCAAAAGCAAATCTGTTTTTCATATGCCCAGCAACAAGGCGCAGAAATCGTTACAGAACTCACCGATGTAGAATCTGGCAGTCACAATGATAGAGCTAATTTAATTGTAGCCCTAGACATGTTAAAGCATGATCGTGATTGTAAGTTATTGGTAGCTAAACAATGCCGGCTCACTCGATCCGTTGCATTGATGTCAAAGCTATTGGAAGAATTACCGCCCAATAGTATCGTGGTAGCTGAAAGCCCTCAAGCCTCTATCTTTGAATTACATATTAGAGCTGTATTAAATGAGGAAACTAGGCGCCAAATCTCAATCAATACAAAGAACGCATTACAAGCAGCCAAAGCCCGTGGTATCAAGCTAGGCGCGCCATGTAAAGACATTAAAAGAATTTCAATGGCTGGTGGCGCAGCAACAAGGCGCAAGGCCGCAGAGTTTTCACTTGGTATGATTGATGTGATACAGATAGTTAAGGGTAGAAATCAATGCTTTGATGCACAGAAGTATGCAGAGGATCTTAATGCATTAGGCATATTAACTTATAGACGTAAGAAGTGGACTCAAGGAAGCGTGTATCGTTTGATGAATAACATTCATAAATTAAATAAGGATATCAATCTATGGTAGGCAAATTAACACCAAATGACATTTTGTCATGCAGTAGACTCCCGGCCGTGCTTGGTTTTAGCAAGTATCGGACAGCTAATGATGAGTTAAAAGTATCTATTGATTCATTACATGGCAAAGAGCCAGAGTTTAACAGCAACGAGGCTATGGACTGGGGCAACAAACTAGAGCAAACAATTCTGGCTGAGTCAGCAACAAGACTCGGGCTTGAATCGTATGATTTAGAACACGATAAAGCATACTTTCATAAAGACATTCCATTAGCTTGCAGTCTTGACGGCACAGCCAAGGGTAATGATTCTGTTATCTACACAGATATTGATAAAGGTATTTATGTTATGAATAAAGACTCTATTAAGTTAAGTGGCACAGGCATACTTGAAGCCAAGCTAACAGGCCAAGAAGTTGAAGATACGCCAGCAGTTTATCGTGGTGTCATTCAATTACAAGGTCAGATGGACATCATGGAAGCCTCATGGGGCGCGCTTTGCGTCTTATACAGGGGAACGCAGTTAAGAATATTCCTATATGAGTATAATGAAGATCAAGTCAATATGGTGCGTCAAGCAGCTATGGAGTTTAATGAGAAGATCGAAAAGTATAAGCGTGATTCTGAGATTGATTGGTATCCATTAGCAACAAGTGCAGAGGCAACAAGGATCTTTGACCATGCAGAAAAAGAAACCATTGAACTTCCAGAGATTGAGATTCAAGCTGAGAAGATCATTACTTTAAGAGAAGCTATTGCAGAATCAGAAGAAGCTATTGATAGATTACAACGCAACATCATGGATCATATGCGTGATGCAGAAATATGTCATGCTGGTCGTTACAAGATCTCATGGCCTATGCGTCAGTATAAAGCACAGCCAGCAAAAACTGTGCCAGCAAAAGAAGGGTATGTCATTCGTCAATCTAAATTATCTATAAGGGATCGTATATGAAAATCATCGCAGCAGCCTTTGTAAAGGCACAAAAAGAGTTTGCACCAGCATTAAAGACAGCAACCAATCCACACTTTAGATCTAAGTATGTAGCCTTAGATGGCTGTATTGAGGCCGTGCTTGATGCGTTAAACAACAATGGCATAGCATTAATTCAACAAACTCACGATTGTGAGAGTGGCATTCGCATTGAAACAATCCTATTGCATGAATCTGGTGAGCAGTTAAGTGGTGGTATATTGCATGTTCCAGCACCTAAACAAGACCCTCAAGGGTAT